CGGGTAATATCAATGATTCATCAACAGTAACTGACTATCAAAAGGTTATTGGCTCACTGATTAACGACTCGAAGCAATTCGTAGAGTCTAACCATGACTGGTTATCTTTAAGAGAGACTTTCACTATTACTACTACCTCAGGTACGATGCAATACATCTTAGGTGATGCTACGTCTGGAGCTGGTACTAACTTTAAAGTGTTAGATGTTATCAATAGAGACACTGGTCAACACTTATCCCAAGTAAACAATGAGTGGCTTAACGCCAAGTCTTTCCCTATTGCAAATATAGCAAATGGAGAGCCTCTTCATTATGCAATGAACGGAAGCTCTACTGTTGTAGTTACTAGATCTCCTGATATGAATGTTGATCTATATCCTGTACCTACGTCAGCACAAAATATTAACTTTAACATAGTTAAGAGCCAAGAGCATTTAGCACTTTCTACTAGCGTTGTAAAAGTACCCTTCCAGACTGTAATATTAGGGGCTTGGGCTAGAGCTATTGCTGAGCGTGGTGAGGATGGTGGCGCTCAATCTGGTATTGTGGCACAAGAAGCTTTAGACTCTATGAAGCAAGCTATTATGATTGACAGTGGAAATACTAAGTTTGAGAACGACTGGTACGTTAGCTAATGGCTAGTCAACTAACATATAGACCCTTAGAAAATCTTGGTGTAAACGGTTTAAATACTCAGCACAATCCAACATCAATTGATAACTCTTGGCTGACAAAGGCTGACAATATTGTTCTAAAAGAGTCTGGACACGTTTCATTTAGAAAGGGGCTTAAACAAAAAGTCCTGTCTAATACTGACGGAGCTGCTGGAGCCTCCTTGCCAATAGGATCTGTTGTTGAGCATTTCTATCAAACAAATAAGGTATTTGCTGGAATTGGCTCTAATATATATGAGCTTGATTTCAATAGTCCAGATGCTCCGTGGACCAACGGCTTTAACGCAAGTTCTTCAGATTCTGACTGGCAGTTTATTAATTTTAATAACAGATTGTTTGCCTTACAAGCTGGAGAGACTCCATTAAGATACGATGGAGGAACTTGGGCTGCTGACATATCATCACCTGATGGAGTTCCGATATTTGATCCATCTTGTGGTACTGGATATTACGGAAGATTGTGGGTTGGCGGTGTAGCCTCATCTAAAGACGTTGTATACTACTCAGACACACTAATAGGAAATGATTTCAGTCAAGGGTCTATTGAGGTAACTAATAGTACAACTGGTATCGCACTAAACAAGACAGCGTGTGAGGGTTTAGGTCACTTCTATAATTCTATAAACAACATTTGTTACACCGTTCCTACTTATGCTGGTGTCATCGATCTTAAATCCGTCTGGGGTCAGGATGAGATTGTAGCTATTGCACCTTTCTACGGGCAGCTTGCTATCTTTGGAAAACACAATATAGCTATCTACAAAAATCCTCAAGACCCTAATGATATGTCTCTGGTAGAGGTTATCAGGGGTATAGGGTGTGTGTGCAGAGATACCGTTCAAGCTGTTGGTGATGATTTAGTTTTCTTATCTGACACTGGATTGAGGTCATTGAATAGAACGTCTGAGAAAGACAATGTTCCTATGCAAGACTTCTCACACGCTATTAAAGATTCCATTACTAGAAATATTGGTCAAAGCTCAAATGTTAAAGCTATCTATGTTCAGAATGAAGGCGTATACATACTATCGTTCGTAGACATGAATGTTACATACGTGTTTGACTTTAAACATTTCACTCCGCTAAAAACCCCAAGAGTTACTATGTGGTCATTCTTAGCAGATAGGCAGCCTTCTAGCTTGGCTTACACTGAGTCTTTCGGATTATTAATAGGGCAAAAGAAAGGATCAATAGCCACATATACTGGTTATTACGATAAAGATTATATAGGTAATTTAAACTACTCTTCTTCTTCTTATACTGGCAAATTTACAACTGCCTGGATTGAAGTTACTGATGGATCTGTAGCTTCTTTACTTAAAAAGGCTAAAGCGATAATATCAGGCGGTTCTGGCTCTACTGTAGGAATACAGTGGTACAGAGATTTCATGACAACTTCTTCTGGCAATCTATCATTCTTGCTTAATCCAACACAAGGTGGAGAGCCTGCAATTTGGGGTGCGTCTGAATCGCAATATGGTGTATCAACATACGCTCCTGTTTATGGGTATAAAGAATACAACATACCTTTGAGTGGGTCGGCTAAGCATTTGAAACTTGAGATGACAGCTACTGCGAATGGCTATGCTGCTTCTTTGACAGATATAACCCTGCTGTATAAGGCTGGAAAGATAAGATGAGTAATTATAATATTCAAGTTAACTGGTTTGGCAAGGATGACTTGCCCGAGAACGACCCTGAAAAGGTCATATCAGGTCATGACTTTCAACTTGAATTTACAGCTGTAAAGAATACATTTAATTCTAAAGCAGATGTAAACGGTAGTCTTTTGAATGATTTCTATGCAACTACTGCTAATGATGGCGTTAATAACGGTCAAGTAGCCACAACACACTTTGTATATACAGCTTTAGCTAACTATGTTTTATCGGTAGAAGGCGATCCAGACTGGGACGGTATTGATCTAGCTATAGGACAGTCTGTTATTAATACAGTTGCAGCAACCCAGTTAAATATTGAAACCGCTATTGCCGCTATGAATGCGGCTATACAGTTAATAATTCCAGATGATAACGATATTGTAAATGCTGTAAGTTCTGATTTAACAAGTGCCAGTGGTATTCTACAGTCTAGTATTGAATCTATTTCCACTACAGCAGTAGATAACGATGGACGATGGGCTTTGTCATCAGATGTAACAACACTATCATCAGAGGTAGGTGGTAACACATCAAGTATTAATACGATTAATCAGACTATAACAACCAATGATTTAGCTTACGCTCAGTCTCTAACTGACCTTAATACCTCTATTGGCTCTAGCATCACCACACTAACTAATGATTTAACTACTTACTCAACAGCGCAAACCTCATTAGCTACAGATATAACAACACTAAGCTCTAATCTAAACGGTAATTACGTAACATCTACAGACTTGAATGCTACATATGCCACAAATGATGGTGTTGATGCTATTCGTCAGGTAGCTCTGGATGTAAACGGTAATATTACAGGTTGGACCGCTGTCAACGGCACTAACGGAAGCGCTTTCTTAATCCAAGCGGATAAGTTTGCTATTAGTAATCAGACTCATACAGCCACTCCTTTTGCTATTGACACTGTAACTGGACAAGCTGTTTTTAGTGGAAAAGTATCTTTTGCAAACGTAACAGGCACTGATGATATAGCAACTGCCTCAGATGTGTCAGATGCTATTGCTAATGATGTTACTGCAATACATGGTAGCAGGATAACGACAGGCACGATAAATGTCCAAGACCAGAACTTATCTGGACTACTAGATGTAACAGCTTCAACTGGAGCAATCGGCTGGGGTAAGACTGGACCACACGACTTCACTAATACTGGTTTGTTTATCGGTAATGAAGGTGGCAATGCATATATGAACTTTGGCAGTGCCAACCGATACTTCTACTATGATGGTGGCAATGACATTTTGTTCTTCACAGGACAGACCGTTACGGGATTAGCTACTCTGAATTCTAAGATAACTTATGATAATTCCGGCACTATTATCACCCATAACATTCCAGCGAGTGTTGACCAATTAACGATCACCCTTGCTGGTGGTGGTGGTGGTTCTGCTGGTGTTACGGGGTTTGATAATGAATTCGGCATAGTTGGGGCAAATGGTAGCTCAGGTGGAACGACTACGGTTAAACATTTTAGTGTTGGTGGAACGCTCAAAGCTACCCACACAAGCGGTGGTGGAACTGGAGGTAGTTTCAGTCCTAATTCACGACTGTTTGTTAATAGCAATAATGTTATTATCAGTGGTAGTGAAGCAGCTACCGTTGGTATTAGTTATTCCAGTGGTGGTTTAACAGGTACTGGTGGTACTGCCGCTGCACGTAATAATAGGAGAGCACAGTCGGTCTCAACAACACCTTCTTCTGCACCTGCAGGGGATGGTACAGGAGTTGGTTCTAGTGGTGGTCTTGGAGGTTATGCTGGAAATAGCGATGGCGTTTGGGGCGCTCAAGTATGGCTCGGTTTGCGAGGCAGTGCAGCAGCAAGTGCTACTTCAGCAACCCTAACTACTGCCTCTGGAGATTACTTAGAGATAACAGTTGGTGCTGGTGGTAATGGTACGAGCTTTACGGGTATTTCAGGTGCAAGTGAGAACCGAAGATATATTTGGAGCTCAGGTGGAGGTGCTGATGGTGCTTGTCGTGTTGAAATTACAAGTTTAGTTTAAGGAGGATTTATGTATACATTCGTAAGAGTAGACGATAACATCGTCCAAGAGACAGGTGTCTCAGCAGCTGATCGTAGTGCTAATAACTATGCAGATGCTGGACTGGGAATACTCTCGGTTTATGAAACAGATTCATTAACAGGCACACCTATCGTAGGAGTTAGCAAACCAGGAGAAACTTCTTGGGAGCTAATAATCTTTGACGAGATAAGAGAAATCAGAGATAAGATGCTGATTGCTTCAGACTGGAGAGACTTGCCTAGCTACCCTGGAAATGACCAGATAGCATGGAGAGCGTACAGGGATAAGCTAAGAAGCCTACCCCAAGACTTTGCCTCTGTAGCTGATATAGAATTCCCAATAGAACCAAACACGTAACTTATTGATATATAATGAAATTAACTGGAGATATAAAAAATGCCTTATAGTAATCTAATAGCCTGGGCTGATAAAGACAACCTTCCCAGCGGAAGTGCTGAGAAGATAATTTCAGGCGCTGACTTTAACACTGAGTTTTCAAATATTGTTCCAGCTATTAATTCTAAAGCTGATACTAACGGCAATGCATCTAATGCGTTTAGCGCAGCCACAGCAGCCACAGGCACTAATAACAATCAAGTTGCAACAACAGCTTATGTTCAAGATGAGGTTGGAAACTTTAATACTCAAGCTCAAATACTTCTAGCAGCCTATCCTGTCGGGGCTGTATATATAGCTGTTGTTAATACAAACCCTGGTACGTTATTTGGTGGAACTTGGTCATCTTTCGCAACAGGCAGAACTCTTGTTGGTTTAGACTCTAGTGACTCTCAGTTCAATACTATTGAAGAGACTGGTGGTGCTAAGACTCATACACTGACTGCTTCTGAATCTGGCTTGCCATCCCACAGCCATATGCAACGTGGTGGTGGCTTTGATGGTAGTACTGGTATTGAGTCTGGTAGCAACCTTGGCTCGGATCAAGGACAAACTGGAAACACTGGAGGCACTAGTGCTTCACAGTCGCATAACAATTTACAACCATATATCACTGTGTATATGTGGAAACGGACAGCATAGGAGAATATTATGAGTTTATTTGGATCAATTGGAAGCTTTTTGGGAGGTCCTATAGGGGGTTTCGCAGGTGATTTAATCGGTGGAGCTATTTCAGGTGGTGGTGGCAAGAGCGCTGCGAATGACCTAAAGAGAGAGCAATACCGTCTTGCTGATGAGGCTACAAAGGAAGGTAGAGCTAGAGATGTTAGTGGAATCCTAGGAGGCGTTACTTTTGATCCTGAGACTGGAAGCCCTACACAAACACTTTCTCCTGAGATGCAAGAATATTTTGACAAGATGAATGCTAGAACGTCAAGATTAGGCAATCAAATTGATGAATATGGCACTGGAGAAGAAGCTGCTGATAGATTCTACAACCAGCAACGATCTTTATTTGGTCAGAAAGATATGACTGATAAATTAAGGATGGAGAATAGGCTGAGGGCGCAAGGTGGCTCTACTACAGCGGATGCTCAAAAGATGGGTAACTTTGCATATCAGCAAATGATGGCTGACCAAGGTAGGCAAGTAAATGCATGGGATCAGTCTCAAGACTACCTAGACAAGTTGTATGGCAGGGAAACAGATGCTTTTGGACAAGCTGTTAAAGCAGGAAGTGTTGGAGATAAATATACAAAATTAGGTATGGATCTTGGAGATATGTACGGTGATAATGCATGGAAATCAGCTAACTTTAAGTTAAGTGGTGCTGAAACCAAAGCTGGTGCTGATGCTGGGTTCTGGAAAGGAATTGGCTCGTCAGTTGGTGATGCTGATTTTAACGGGATGTTCGGTGGCGGTAATTCATACGACTATACAGAGGATTACGGCTCGGCTGCTGGTACTGCTGGAAACCCAGGTTTTGGTCCTAATACTATGTACTCTGGTGCAGGTAATTGGACGTACGTGTAGATAATTAGGAGATAAGAATGGCACAATCAATGTTCGGCAGTATGTATGATGCTAAAAAATCTGGTATGGATGATCTTAGAGACAGCGCTTATAAAACAGGCTCTTTAGGTGGTAGGGGAGCTATTATTGAAGCTGCTACTTTAGGTGGTGGAATGCTTGGTCGTGGTGCTAGTAGAGCTTTTGGAGGTTTGCCTCAAGCCGAAGCTAAACAAGCTAAGATTCAAGAGCTAATGCAACTACATCCTAATCCTGAGTCTTATGAAGACTTTATGGCTGTTGCTAATGATCTAAAGAATGCTGGTCTTATGGCTGAGTATGAAAAGGCATTTGAGATGGCTCAAAAGTTGAAGCCTACTGGCGTTAAACAGTCTGCGTTTGGTGAGAAACTAGCCTTTATTAAAGCTAAAAAAGATGCTGGAGAGCCTCTTACTGACATTGAGAAGAAGATTCTTGGTGGTGGAACTACTGTCAATGTTGGAGCTGGTGACACTGCCTATGGTAAAGAAATAGGAAAAATTTCTGCCACAGAAGACCATGCGTTAGTTAAGTTTGCTAGAGGGGAAGCTATTAAAGGTCTAGAGAAAACCGATAGAGTGTTAAACATTCTAGACTCTGGAAAGGCATCCACAGGTATGTTGGCTGAGTTAGACCTTGTTAAAAACAGGTTTTTAGGAATATTCGGAAATCAGGAAGCTATTGACAGCGCAACTAAAACGCAAGTATTAGAAGCGTTCCTTGGCTCAGACGTGTTCCCAATGATTAGCGCCCTAGGTATTGGTGCTAGGGGTTTAGATACACCAGCCGAGCGTGAGTTCTTAATTAGTGTCATGACTGGTAGAAAAGAAATGACACCTGATGCTATTAGAGAGTTGACAGATTTAAGACGAAGACTTAATTATAATATTATTAACGAATACAATGATAGACTGGCTGATGGTAACTTAGACAGGTATCAAGACGAACGTGGCATAAAGCTTAAACCTGTTAAGGTTTCATATAGACCGCCTTATAATTCTAAGCCAGGAAATATTCAAGGCACTAGGGTGTTTAAACTTATTACTGGTGAATATGTTGATGTTTATGGAAAACCTTTCAAACCTAAAAAAGGAAAATAATCATGGCTAAAAGTTTAGATGATATGTTTATTGCTGACGAGACTAATCAAGACACAGGACTAGACTCATTATTTATAGGTGATCCTGTTGCTACAGTAGAGCAAGCACCTGCTAAAGACTTATCTGGTAAGTTAGATGAAAGCTGGGATAGAAGGCAAGATGAAGTTGAAGACCTTAGAAAGCGTTACGAGCTAGGGTATATCACTAAAGAACAATTTGATTTGCGTTCAATCGGTCATGGCGCTGGATATATGGGTGATGTTGTAGGTGATGTGGTTGTAGAAGGCGTGGCAAAACCAGCTTGGAAGCACGCAATTAAACCTATGGCTGATGCAACTGAATGGCTAATGGGTGACACTATTATTAATGCAACGAATAATGCTGCTGTGGCTGCTTGGGAAAAGTTCTCAACATCTTCTGTGGCAGAGAGTGCAACTGAGGCGATAGGAAAAGGTTACAAGTATTACAAAAAGTGGGCTACAAAGAATCCTGAAGCAGCTGAAGACCTAGAGGCGTGTGTTTATATTTGCTTGGTATTCACTCCATATAAAACCAGACCAAATGCAGCTCCAACTACTGGAAAGGCTACTGAAGTTGGTGATGATTTAATCCAGTGGGGAACAACTCAAACCAATAAGACTCGTTCAGATAAGACAGCCCAAATGCTAACGCCTGAAATGCCAACTAGGGCGCAACTTGACAGAACTAATCAGGTTGGTATATTCCGTACAAATGTTATTAAGCCAGATGATTTTGAAGCTGAAATGATTAAAAATGTTTCCAGGATTAAAGGTTTAAACACAAACAGAAGTCCAGTGCATTATTATGAGCAAATTAATAAAGAGATAGGCTCAAGAGCAGATAAATTAGTAAAGGACTTGGATAAAACTGGAGTTATATTACCCCATAGCACTGTAATTAAAAAGATTAATCAAAATCTTGATGAAACACTAAACAAGTATTTTAAAAAGAGTAAAGACAAAGAACTAAGAGAGTCTATCAAGGATGACATTGAAGAGGTTAAAGCGATTATATTAAAGCATGGTGAGACTCCATCTGGCGTATTAGCAGCAAGAAAAGAGATTGATAATGTTATTAGAGACTTGTATAAATTTGAAGAAGGTGGCGTTGCTGCTCTACCAACTAAATCTGCCTCATTAGAAATTATTAGACGTTCGCTTAATGATGCTATCATTGAAAGCGTGCCTAACGTGGGAGTTAGAAAGTCTTTGAATTATCAATTTAGCTTATATAGAGCTAAAGATGCTATTGAAGATAAAGCTATTAATGATGCTAAAAATGGCGTAGGCAGAGCTTTTAAACATCTTACAGCTGTGATTGATCTAAAGATGCAAAGTAATAGAACTCTAGCAGTATTGGCTGGTCAGTCAGCTTTTGCTATAGCTGGTGGCTTTTATAAAGGCATTGGAGCTGGCTTTGCAGCTTATGGCGCTATGCAAGTAGCTAAAACGGGTATAAACTCACCCAAGACTAAGTTTGCATTTGGTCATTTGTTAAAGCAGATTGATAGAGCTATACAAGTATCTAAAAACGGAAAGATGAAAGAAGCATTAAGAGCTGATAGAATAATCGTACAGGATCTATTCGAGCTACCAGTGCAAAAAGAAGAAACTAACACGGAGAAATAACAATGGCAAGAGGCGCAGACGGATCTTTACTAACTAAAGACGAACTAGAGAAACTAAACTTAGAAAGATATAACCAAGCTATCGCTAACGGTAACTTATACAACACTGGTCCTATTGTTGAGGGTGGCACATCGTTTGCACCTGAGCGTTGGGATGAATACTTTAACAAGAATGAAAGCTTAAAGCCTAAAAACTACCTTCCTCAGAAGGAAATGCAAGCTCAGC